CTGCCATTTGTTGTCTTGCGCTTTGCATTGCCTGTTGAGCAGATGACAAAATTCGAGCAGATTTTTCTTTCAACATTGCGATGCTCTGCTCTACTTCATCTGCACTGTTGCCGTCAATCAAGTCAATCAATTCAGGAACAATATTGTCCCGCTCTTGCTCAACTCTTTGTTGACGATAATTCATAACTTCTTGGAACTTACGTTCCTGTTCTAATAGAGCAAAGGCACGTTCTCTCTCAAGACGCTCAGCCTCTAATTGAGACTGAAATTCTTGCTCCTTCTTTTTTAGGAGGTCTTTAAAAGAAAGTTCAGATTCCTCTTCTTCTTTCTTTTGTGCTTCTTTGCGAACTAACTCTTCAGCAACACGTTGTTCACGTTCTGCTTCTTTAGCGGCTTGTTCTTCACGAGCCTTCTTTAAAGATGATAGTTCTTCTTTCATCTTTTCCATCTGAGGGTATAACTTTGCTTTCTCTTGTTCACGAGCCTTAGCAATGTCTTCTGCGCTATACACAGAACCTACCTCACTTGGATTTTCTTGTGCTGGTATTGCTGCCAGAATTTCTGGTGACAATAGATCAGCGGTTTCTACTGTATTTTCCATAGATTTCACTTATCTTTCTTGGGTCGTTGTCCGAATGCCTTTCGGCGTATCACTGGTTTTTAACAAGATAATTGCAGTCTATTAAACTGCATATGTCTCGGTAAAATCTGATTTTACATCAGAATTTTAATTAATCCCTGTCTACTGTTCTTCTTTGTGGAATTTTTGTTCCATAAGCGTCAGTGACAAGTTTGTTTCTTATCTCAGCCTCTGCTTCAACTTCCATGCCTTTTGTTTCTTGACTGGCTGGATTTAAAGGATTATCAGCATCTTGAGGGCCCTGCATTCCGTCACCCATCATGTCTCCATCACCTATAACGGTAGGCTGCATTGGAATAGCACTATTACCATCGGGTCCTGGCATCATGCCAGTCATGTCCATAATCTGTTTTTGAATTTGAATTTTTATAAGTTGTAGAGCACCATCAGCCTCAGCATCGGCCATGAGTTCTTTACGAATTTCTTGCAACTTCTCTTCAGGGAATTCTTCACCAAGTTGACGTAATGCACCCTCTTTAGACTCAAGTCCCATACCCAATTTAGTTTGAAGTTCATTAAGAACAATTAGTTTATCAAGAGGTAGAGGTTGTGGAAACTGTGCATAGTTAATGTAAGTAACGGGATCATTAGGATCTAGTTGTGGATACTGACCTTCTTTGATTGGTCCATCTTCATCTGGATTATAAATAAATGTCTGTGGTTCTTTAACTGCAAGAGTCTTCATTACTAATTCGTTTATCTTTTCTAAACCTTTACCATACTGTGCAACTTTTTGGGAGTAACGATTCATCAATGGTTGGTATTGAATAGAAAGAGCAACGCCAGAAGTATTTGAAATTGGTTGAACTTGTCCCAGTGCGGTTTCTGGAATGTTCATGAGTTCATGCATTGAGCGCTTTAATAGTTCTAGGTACTTTAAGGCTCCGTCTATACCTTGTGCACCACCTTCTAAGTTGAAGACTTGAGCATCTTTTGGAAGACCGCCCCAAACCTTCTTAGCGCCTTTTTCTAAGTTAGAGGCTTTAGCACCCACGATTACCGTTACTGGCGATGCGTGGTAGTTAATGATGTCTGCAACATCAGTGCTAATTTCGTTATATGCACGGTTTATAGTGATGATGTCGTGTGCGTCCGAGAGACCCCACGGTGATCCTGAAACAGGAACATTAGGAATATGAACTACAGGAATTACGCCCAAAGGATTTGGACGTGAATCAATTAGTTCATCATTTACGTACTCTTCAATAATGTCATCAGTAAGAATTTCAGTATAAGTAAATACTTGACGAGTACCTTCTAAAGATGTACCCCAGAAACGATATTTTTGTTTAAATCTTAAAAGTCTATTTCTATCATGTGGATGAAATTCTGGAAAACAGAAAGAGGAGTTCATAGGAAGAATACGAACACGACCAGGATGTAATAATCCTGCAGAGTCTGTCCAAGGTTCTTCGTATGCTACTTTAACAAAACAATCTCCTGTAATTCCGCCTTGCTGTCCCATTTCAAGTAGGACACGCATCTTGTCATTATCTACCGTCCAAACCCGTTCCAACCTGTCAGGTACAATCGCTTCAGTCGCTTTCGGAGACCTATAATGAACCCCACGACCAAAAGTAAAACGGGAAAGATAATCATTAAACGCCCGATAGTAGTTAACAGCAATTTGCATTTCGCCTTGCTCACGACGGTACCCCCAATGGTGACCTAGATACATTGCCCAATTTAATGAATAACGGTTTAGGCGAGGACCATGAACTTCAAATTCTTCGTCAGCAAGTTCTACTAATCCAAGTGGAGAAATAGAAATAGTTAAATCAGATGATGCCGCTCTATATGACGGCGGACTAAAGTCCAAAAATGACATTACTTCTTGCCTTTATCTTTTTCTTTTTTAGAATTCTTTGTGTCTTTGTTACTTTCACGTTCTTTATTTTTTGCGTTCTCTTGTTTTTTCTTAGCCATATTTGCCCGACGACTTGCTTCAGTTGTTTCAACATACTGTCCGCCTGCTTGTTGATACTTTTTACTTACCCATGCCGATGCTCCAGGATTTGGATAGTTAGAATATTTTGCTCGTGCTTGAGCAACAAACATCGCATACAGTTTTGGGTTAGCAGGTTTACGCATTTACGTCTCCTCCGTAGATGACCAATCTCCGCTCATACCTTATAGTATGAACGGAGTTGGGTGTTAATAAGTAACTTAGTCGTTTACGACTGTTGGGGACTGACGTTGAGTCCGTCCACCTGAACGAGCAACTGTCTCAATCTGTGCTGCTGAGTAGTCGTTCATTGTTCCATGAGCAAACTCACCAAGAAATGTTGGTGCTTCTGTCCATGATGCAGAACCTACGTGAGCACGTTCTGCAAGTGTTTCTGCAGCAGGTTTTGTATGAACTGGTGCATTACGATTTGGACGACCTGCAGCGACGGCTGAACCTTGTTGCATTCCTAATTGAAAATCGTTTGGAATATCGGTATCAGTTGCGACACCCTCTTCAAAACGTAGTGGTCCACGGCGAGTTGCATTATCTGCACCCTTGCGCTCATAAACCTGTGGTGCACGCTCTGGGAAGCGAGGTGCTGGTGATATTGTCATTTATGACTCCTTAAGGATTGAATTGGGAAAGGCCTTTTCCTTGGTAATAGTTTCCACCCTTTTTGGTCTAAATTGTTGTTTAACTAGAAAAAAGGATTGCTAGAGGCTACTACTTCTGGCATTACTAAGTCTTGGGTTAAGGAACAAGCAATGGATAAAGAATCTACAAAATCGTCATGTGCGTAGGATTCATCGGGGGCTGCTACAAGAAAATTTGGACCTTTGTACTGTACCTCTGCATCAACCATCTGTTGATAAAACCGTTTCCATGTACGTAAGCGCCTAGTTTTTGCATGAGCAGGCCATGCAATCATCTTACGTTGAATTAATGCCTGTAGGTGTTTCCATCGTTTTGATTGTTCAGATGGGCTAGAAGTTAAAGACATAACCTCTGCTCTTGGTAATAAAAGTTTTAAACGTTGGGCAACAGCATCGCCCACACCATTAGCATCTACCCCAACAGCAAGAACATCGTAGTTACTTAAGAAGTTTACTATTTGATAATACTGTTCTTCCCAATCGTCTCCTTGCATTTCTAACCAGTTAAGGATTCTATGATCAAAATAACCAAACTCATCAGGACGATCCCAATCAACCCAAACAACCGTAACAACTGTGCTGTCAGTTTTACGAGCAGGGTCAATGCCTACAACAACTGGAGTCTTGTGCCATACCTTAACAAGTTCTTGAGACGTGTCGCCTAAGTCATCCATAATTGAAGAGGTAACAAACATTCCTCTTTCTAAGAGCCACTTACAGTTATAAGACATTTGAAACTCATCGGACTCTTCTCCAATACGCAACATCTCTTTACGAATAAACTTTTCGTAGTTTGGATTAAATTTTGCTACATCTTTCCAATCCCATTGAAAATGATTTTGCCTGTTACCTTTTGTAGTTTGACGTCTGCGATTTAATTGAATAGATCTATAAAAATTATTTTTAGTTGTAGTAGGAGTTCCTGTCTTAACCATAGTTCCTGCGTAGTATGCAAGCATAGGAGAAATAGATTTAGAAACTACAAAGTCATCTGCTTCTTGACACTCATCTACAACAATCAAATGAAAAGACTTAGACTCAATTTTTGCTCGTGGGTTTGCAGTCATCATGGTTATTGTTGAACCTGATTTCTTTAATTTGAGTTGTCTAGTTACACCGCCAACACGAACTGCTGAATCGTCAATCTCAACATCGCCCATAATATCTACGGCTCTTTCAGAGGTTAAACGAGTTACAGCACGACCAAACAATGTTTCGGCCTGAGATTCAGTTGGTGCAAATAACCCAACCCAAACTCCATCTTTAAATTTACCTAGTAAATCAGGATATAACTTAGCAAGACGAGGTAGGAGAATCATCAGTGTGGCTACAGTGTCAGCAACGGTTTCAGACTTACCAGACTGACGTGAAGCAAGAGCAGTTACTTCTTCACCATCGTTGATAATTACTGATTCCATAATACGACGGGCTAGAGGTTTCTGATAAGCATGCAAATCATGCCCGACAAGAACCTTTAAAAAGTCCATCATCTTATCTATTAATGTATCTACAAATTTTTGCGATAACTCATCGAGTAAATCTTCTACAGGATCTTCTACAGGTTTTTCTTCAGCCTGATAAAACTCAGGACTAATCTCTTCAAACTTATCTTTGTCGTATTTAGATTCCATGGTGTCCTTATAAAACAGCGAAACCCATCACTAAGGATGGGTTAACGCCTGACCTGTAAGAGAGTAAGACAGTTAATCATAGCACAGACTTAGATCTACGCTTTAACTCTTTAGCAATTGCATGGAAGACTTCGGCGCCCATAAGAATTTCATCAAGGTCTGCTTCACTCTGTTGTCTTTGCCAGATTGTAATGTGTTTTCCAATCGTATACATCGACTGCTCCATCCATGAAATCAAATCTGGAGTAGGGATTGTTGCCACCCGCTTCTCTATCCGAGTCTGGGGCTGGTGTCCATCCTGCTTCTTCCGTAAAATCATCGTAGGTTACTTCCCGCTTTCCTAGTGCCATGGTTAATGCTTCTTCTTCATCTTTTGTACCAGTCCACTTTCCAAACACTAACGCTTTATATCGTGGCAAGCGTACTATAAATGGAGTGGATGTGCGAAATGGATACTCAATCTCTTGAGTCCAACCACGAACAAAGAACTTAAAACCCCATTTAAAAGGAAAATTTGTTAATTGTACGAAATGTTTTGGTCCAATTTTATGTACCTTGGGCATTATTTCCTTTTCTTAGGCGGACGTCCTCCATAGTTTAATTGAGCAGCACGAGTAAACCTGTAGAAAGTTTTTCTAGCATTTGCAGATAAACTAGAAACATCCGCAGCGCCACGAGGTTTGTAATCTAGAAACGTATAGATGTACTGGCCCTTAGAAACTACAGACTTAAACTTTTGCCAATCTCCTGCCGAACATTCATAGTAATTGTAGAAGGTTCCATCTCTAAACACAACTGTAATAACCTCACGGGTACTGTCATAGCCTGCGGCGACGGTACGTGGCCGTGCTGGATCAGAGGTACTAGTTGGAACAACTGTTATGGGAGCAGGGGCATCGGACTCGCCAAATTGAGGTCCCTTTTCACCAGGAACAATCAACTCACCCGTATCTTCATCAACGTCGTAAGACTGGCGATACGCAGACCTATCAACAAAGTTTCCATCTTTGTCTACATAATAAACATCACTATCAAGATTTGGGGCTAATGCTTCTCCCGCTAAGTTTGCAACTTTTTTTGTGCCAGTGTAATAACGCATTGTGTCATTTGCTTTAGTTAAAGATATAAACTCACTAAATTCACCAACAGAACTTGCTGTTGGTAGACCAGCAAACATACTGGCGCCTGATCCTGTTATCTTAGAAATTCCTGCGGTTTGTTTAGAGCCTAAACCGTAAAACGCTCCTAATAATTCTTGAGCAGAAGGAAGAGCAGCCCGTCTATTACGACGAGTTGCTCCTCCACCTGCTACACGAGCCATACTAATTACTTACTTATGCCCAAGGTGTAATAGTTACTGCTGCACCAGGTACTACGTTGTTTTGTCCAGCGGTTAGTGATTGACTCTTAATTGTTGCAGAAACTGCAACGACTGAACCACTTGTTGATGGGGCACCATAGGAAGCAGCACTTGCACCAACAACATCAAAAGCGTTTGCTGTTGGAACATTGGTTACTGTCCAAGTTCCATTAAATTCTGCATCAAGACCTGAAACAGTTACTTTGTTACCAACTGCATACCCGTGTGAAGTTGCTCCAAAACGGATAGTTGTTGAGTTAGAAGTACGGTATACAGAAGATACTGTCTTACTAGAGTTGGTTGCTCCTGCGGCAGTTGTAACTGTCAATGAAGCATCCTTCATTGCATCTTGTGCAAGTGCTGTTGTAAGTCCAACTACTGAAGGAACAAGAACGTAGTCAGTTGGTCCGACTACATCTTCGCCTGCTGTGTTTGGAGAATACTGTGGGAAACCATTCCAACCCGAAAGAGCGTTGATGTGGTCATTTAGTGCTGGGTCTAGACGACCCGCTACTCTTGTGGTGACTGTTGTTGAAAGAGTTGCACTTGCTGCATCTGGACGAGCATCGTTTGGTTGAATAGGGAAGTTTCCATATACGAAGTCAATAGCGACTTCACCTGCGGTATCTAAAAGATTACCGTTGTTATTTACTGCCATTTTTTCTTCTTTCTCTAGAGAGGTTTATTTTCCCTATGCGCTTAGGGAACCTTAAAAGCAAGTATCCAAGAAGATAGGTAAAATGTCAGGGTTTAATCGTCCCACTCATCACACTGATGTTCTTCTAACTCTACTTCTTCTAGAATACGTTCACACTCTTTACATTTAAAAAACCTGACATCATCTAATGCCACATGTAAAGAATCAGCATGTTCAAGGTCCTGCTCCATTTGTGGTCCCGCTAAAACTTCTGGAGGAAATGGACCCCTAGGAGCATGGGAAGACTTTGGAATGGTATGGCCCTGCACTGCAAACTTACGAATTAACTTCATTTATTTTTCCGACTTTTTAGATGCAGCCTTCTTTTTTGGTGCTTCAACGGATTCAGTAGTTGCAGATTTTAAAGCCGCAAGTGCTGATGTTTGATCTTCCTTGTACTCTTCGGTAATAGTTAACAACCCTGCTTTTTTACGTTCATTTAAAAAGGAAGGCAAACATTTACCACAATACAAAATAGATTCTACTTTTGAAATTTTATACTCAAACATTGCTCGTCTGTCACAATTAACACAATTCATTACCACTCCACTCCATGAGAAAACTGTTTACCATAAACATCTACAGGTGCTCCACCAGTCATTGGTCCTGGACGTGATGGTTCAGAAAATATCCTAGACAGTTGTTCCTTAGATTGTGGGTCAACCTCTGGGTGATCTGACAGGTTTTGAGCACGAGTCCAGAACTCAGGTGGGTACATACCAAAATTACGTAGTATCTGACCATGAGTCTTTATTGCTGGATTTCTTGAAATTTTCATAGCAAAGTTTAAAATCTTTTTATCAATCGCAGATAGCGGCGCTTGTTTTGATTCAGCACCAGAGTTAAAATCATTATAAGACTGATGGCCTTTGTCTATTGCACCAGCCATTACGGAACTTTCTTTCCGCCTCTTACTTTCTTAACAGGAACTCTTCCTGGTTTTGAAACAGCAGTAGGAGTTGGCATTTTAGAGGTATAACTTGCAGACGCATCTCCATACTTTACAGATACTTGTGTTCCTGGTTGTGCAAAGCCATGGACGCTCTCTGCAAAGTGCATTGTTCTTCCGTGCCTTGCTTTTGCAGATCTTTCAGTAAGACGTGCTTGTTGAGCGGTGCTTCTAGTTGTTGCCTCATGTTGAGCCGCATGCATTGCTAGAGTTGTTTGAGTTAAGTTCATTTGATCAGAGTCACGTTGAGAACGTGCCCCTTCCTTGTACTTGCTAGCCAAAAACCTACCTGCTATAGCAAATGGGTTTGGATCGTTCGGGGTCTGCATACTCATAGGTATATCATCTCTTAAACAGGTTCTTTAGACTTGCTAACTGCTAGATGTTCTTCAATGCTAATTAAGCGCTCTCCCATTTCAACGAAGGCCTCCATTAGGACTCCCTGGTTGTCATACATTTTATTTACTACATCTTTTGTTGAACTTCCTCCATTACTGGAAAGTTCTCCGTCTAGGCGATTTAATCTCTCCATAACTCCTGGAACACGATCTCGGCCTGGAGACTCCTCTTCTCCAGACCAATCTCGTTTAAAATCTTCAAACCAACTCATAAATAAATCTGCCTTTTCTTTGTAAGGTTCAACTAATTGACGAAGCCCTAATAGGGCTGCGGTTATTATTCCAACCGTTGCAAAGACAGTGATTATCATATTGTTGGTCATCCGACTTATGTACCTTTCTTGAAGTTACTTCTTAGCGCCAAATCCGTAGGACGCATCCTTTGGATTTAATGCTTTGGCTAATGGGCCGAGAAGACCTGCAAGAAAAGCATTTGCTAAAGTCTTTGGGTCTGTAATACCGCTCATATACAAAGCGGCAACTGCTGCTGCTGCTGCACGTAGGTACGTACCTGCTGCGGCTTCTAGTGCTTTCTTATCCATACATCTCCTTACAAAGTGCCCAACCTCAAGAACAAATAATCCCTTAATCTTCTCGATTACGCAGTGGATACGTAACTGCCCATGCAATTAAAGTTCCAACAATTGCATATCCAACTATGGTTTTTGCACTTCCGTCTAAAACTACCCAGGCAATAAACATGCCGAGTAGTGTCCAGAGTTGGTCAACCATATCTTTTAATATTTTCACGGCTTACGTCTCCTAACCGTTCTCTTTGGTTTGTCATTGCCAGCGGCAGGACCGCCAGCACCTCCACCACTTGTTGGTGTTTTTCCCCCTGTTGCAGTTCCTGCTGCACTAACTGCAGCAGTTGTTGCTGCACCTGTTGCTGCCATTGTTGCTGCATTAATAGCGGCTTGTCCCGCAATTACTGCTGCAACAATAATCTTCTCTGACTCTTCTCGCTCTTCAGTAGACATGTCAGCACCGATATTTAGTACGGCTGTTAATGCTTTTCCTGGATCATCAAATATTGCACCAATAAATTCAGCAGGACTTTCTAGTACAGTAAGTGCCGCTGCTACTTCTGCAGTAATTATAACTTGATTACCATTTTCATCTTGACGAACTTCAACAGGTGTTTCTGCTGGTAAATCGCTGTATTCAAGTCCTGCTTCTTTAATACTTTCTGAAGTAATTGCTTCTCCCTCTGCTGCTTCAATAAGCGCTTCAGCCACTAACTCTTTCTCTTCTTCAGTAAATTCTCCATCTTCAGATAACATTTCAGAAAGGTTATTTACTTCATCAAGGGTTATTTCACCATCAGCACTTAATGCATCTAATATTTCCTCAGCATCAGAATCCGATAATTCGCCATCATCCATAAGATCATCTACTATAGACTCTTGTTCTTCTAAGGAGGTTTCAGATGAATCATCAGGAGTTAATTCAGTCTCTGGAGCAGGCTCAAGATCGCCTTCTAGTTCTGGCTCAGGAACAGTCTCAGGTTCTGGGGTTGGTTGTATCTCTTCTTCAACAGGAACGTCAGGAACGGTTTCAACAGGCGGTTCAACAAACTCTGGTTGAAAATCAGGAACTCCTTCAAAGATTGGCTCTGGTTGAGGCTGAGGAGAAGGTTGAGGTTCTGGAACCACAACAACCTCGGGAATTAAACTAATTGCAAAGTTTAATTCTGCTTCTTTAGTATCTAATATTGATTGAAGAGATGTTTTTGTTGATTCCGCTAAAGTTAAAGTATTAGTAAAAAAGTTTGTGCTACCAATATTGTTTTTGTTGGTTGTATTAGTTGTATTTTGAGCAACAACTAGACTTAAACTTGAGTTTAACTGAAATATGGTTGCATTTGCAGCGTCAACCGCTGCCTGAACAGAAGCATTATTTGGATCTACTATAGGGGTAAAGTCTGGTCCTTGACTAATTTTTCCATTAAATCCAACGCCATTATTTGTGTCAACAATATTTGTTATATTGCCATTTGTTGTTTCTCTATAATTAAATCTTGCACCATTTGGAATTGGGCCAATAGCAGAAACATCTGCCTTCCATGCACCATTTGTTGGATTTACATCAGCATTAAATCTAACTTGAACCATTTGTGTAGAAGCATCTTGTTGTGGAAATGGCCTAAGGTCCCACGCAATATCTAAAGATGAACCTGTTGTTGCATATGTAATTCCAGTTCCTGTACTCCAAGTGGTCCAGTCCCATCCTGCTATAGAAATAGATGGAGCATTTGGTGTCGCCCAATAATTAGAACCTTCGTTAACTCCAAATGTAATTGTTGAGTTGGAACCAACAAACACATTGTTATATAATGTTCCGCCCATTAATAAATTAAATGGAAGATTCATGCGAACACCAGCATCATCTACGCCAGCAAGAACATTTGTACTAGTTCCAATGGTGGCTTGCAAATTATTGACTGCTGTTTGAGCGTTATCAATTGCAATGTTTGCTTGTGTTAGTTCGGTTTGAGCAGTGGCTGTTGCAGTGTCTGCTTGAGCCTTAGCAGCAATTAATTCAGTAACTTGTATTTGTGCCGTCGAGGTGTCGATAGCATTAATAGCATTTGTTGCATTTATAACACTTGTTTGTGCATCAACAATAACTAGAGAGTCTTGTTTTATTTGAACAGTCGATGTATCAATTGCAGTGACTATATCTATGGCAGATTGAGCAATATCTACTTTGTCTTGTGCTACTGCAACTAGAACGGTTACAGAATCTACTGCTGCTTGAACCTGAGTCTTTTCAACAATGGCTGCGGCTATAACTGCTGTGGCAGTATCTGTGGCTGCAATAGCCTGCTGTACTTCTGTAGTTGCTGTAGCGAGTGCTGAGTTAACGGCTTGTTGAGCAGGACTTACCACAACTTGTTCTTGATTGTCCTCAGCATAAACCTCTTGAGACATGCCAAATACAAGGAAGAGAGTAACAACTCCTCCACATAAAATAAGTCTTCCAATATTACGTACTACAGATAGTGCTGCGAATGGACGCAGTATTTTCAATTATTCCCCTCGGAATGTTAAAGCCCAACTATATTATAGCGGCTTCCAATTTCTATTTATAATGAACTTGCTTGCAGTGTTCTGTGAGTTAACTGACTCACCCTGTACGCCTTTACCAGGTGATGCCCAAGTAACAATACTTGGATTTGCTTTTGATTTATAACCTAAATTAGTATTAAAACTAAACTCTTTTTTTCTAGTTTTACGATTTGGATTTATAGTTAACGGTTTACGATTTAATTGAGCCATTAATCTAATCCTCCAACAAATCCTGCGGCAGTTCCGCCACTTCCTAGTCCACTTGTATCAGAAGCAGACTCTCCACTTTCATTTGGGGCTTGATCTCTATTTGGAATATTTCCTTCACGAGGATCTGTACCAGAACTCATTGCACCAATCATGTACGGATAGTTAGCAAACCAAAATCCTGCGCCTGAATATCCTGACTCACGTTTACGTCCAAATCTACGACGTTGTTTTTCTTCTATGTTTTCTGCTTTATCAAATTGAGAAGATAGATTACCTGCCATTTGACTCACTCCATATCTTCCATATGTACCACCTGGTCCGCCAAATATTCCTTTGCCAGTACGGTAGTAATCACTGCCTGCCATAGTTAAATACTCCGCTAGGATCAAATACAACAACAGATTGTGAAACTAATTTATTACCAGTCTTTCTAGCATGATGACCACAAAAATATAACTCTCCACTTGCCAGAGTTGCTCTTACCATTGCCTGAGCCCCACATTGATCGCAGCGGTCAGTAATTTCTATTGATTTGTGCGTCTCTAATATAGTAGGCATAACCCAATTATGCCCTGTTTACCAGGTAATGTATACTCATACCAGGAGGAGTAAAAATGAAACTACTAGAAGTAATTAAAGCGTTTTGGTGCAAACATATTGTTACTGAAAAAAGTTCATGCCCATTTACCGCTAAAACCTATGAAACGTGTGTTGACTGTGGTCAGATGGTTTCAGTAATGACTACCCATTCGTAATGCCGCTTTATTCATACGCATGTGTTAGTTGTGATATTGATTATGAAAAAGAGCGTGGCATCAATGATCCAGAAAATAAGTACTTCTGTGAACAATGTGGTTACGCTCTAATTCGAGTTTACTCTCCTGTTACAGCCGTCTTTAAAGGTGGCGGTTTTTACAAGACAGATAATCGTTAGTTGTAGTTAGGGTCGTCTAACTTTGCTGCAGGAACTTCTTCCGCAACTGTTGTAACCTCGGCAACACTAGGGTTACTTTCAGTAACAGTATTGGTTATAGGAGCAGCCACTGCATTAGAACCACTGCTACCAATAAGAAGACCAGCAAGTGTTCCTGTAATAAAGGTTGCTACGCTACCTAGTACATTAAAGAACATCTTATCATTTTCAGATTGTCCAGTAATTGGTTGTGTAACAAATATAAGGGCATACATAATTCCAACAGCGGTTATAAATAGAATAGAACCTAGTGTAATTCCTAATATAAATTTTAATCTTGCATCTAAATCTTGTGGTGATAATCTTTCTTTAGCCATTTTGTGTTCCTTCTGTTTTTTCTCGACTAACTAAATCGTCTGGACATGCCCCGTTGGCTGTACAGATTGGTGGTTTGCACTCTGCATTTTCCCAATTTGCAGGATCTTGACATGGATATCTGAAATGCCCATCATAGCCACAACTAGAGAGTAGGGCTGCCAAAATCACTGTAAAGAATACTTTTTTTAACATAGACCAATTATCAGTCCTGTTGGATGCCTAGTCTTTCTAAATACTTCTCTTTTTCGCTCATTAGGTACTCTTCAATGCGTTTATATTGAATTTGAGTCTGTTCTTCAGTTGCTTTAACTTGTTCTTCAGTCATTTCTCCACTTAGTTCTTTAAAGGTTTGGACAGCAATGTCTAATTGATTTTTAATCAAGGCTGATTTTAATTGAGCCTGATTCCACAGGAATTCGGCATGTTCTTCTTTTCTTTGTTTCTTTTTATCTTGAGTCTTAGACATACTCAAAGCCTACCATAAGTTTAAATGAGCAGTTTTTGCGTCCTCATGCTCAGGAGGCTCATATTAAGTTGTAGGGGAATACTACTTAATAGTCTTTAGTTTGTACTTCTTAGCCAACTTGTTATACAAGGCTTTTAGACTTGCAATTGCTGCATTTAGATCAGCAATCTGCTTAGTAGCAGTTGCGGTGGCTGAGTCATAGGCTGCTTTATCAGCGGCACGACCAACCTTTTCTGCTGCGAGTGCTGCTTGGACTGCTGCTAACTCACCTGCAAGATCACGAATAGCAATGTTCTTGCTAACTGATCCAACAGGAGTTGACATGCCAGCAATTGCAGTAGCAACAGTTGCATAAACAATTACAGTAACTTGACCTGCTGCTGGGATTGCTACATCAAATGTTTTAGTTCCATTTGTTGCTGTAACAGAGTCAGTAGTTAATGTAGTTGCACTTGCGGTTGATCCATTGCTTACAACAGCGTTAATAGATGCTCCACCTTTTAAGTTTCCAAATACATCGTATCCAGTTACCTTTAATGATTGAGTGCTTCCAGCCGCTGCTGATTCTGGTGCAGTTAATGCAATTGCATTAAGAGCGCCAGCAGTACCTTGTACATAATATGTGGTTGTGTTTCCACCAATTGTTACGGATACAGTTCCAACTGCAGTTGTTTTTGTGTAAACAAAAATATCAGCGGTTGTACCAGTACCTGTACTAATAGAAAGATTTGCAGTTCCTGATGCTGAAGTAACTGGTGCAACAGATGTTGCTACCGCTGGTACTAATGTTGCATTAGTTGCAACAGCAGTAACAACTGTACCTGTATCTAAACCTGTTACAGCAATTTTTAATGCATCTGCTAAATCAACACTATTATCTGCTGGAACTGGAAGTGCTACAGGAGCAATTGCTGCTGTACCTCCAGTTGCTGCTGATCCATTAACGGTCAGTGTTGTTGCTGCGGCTGCATTTGCTGATGGAACTAAAAGAACTGTGCTTGTCAATGCTGCAGCACAGACAAGTGCGATTTTTTTCAGTGATATCACTTAGTTGTGTCTCCTTAAAATAGGCTCACGATGGAGTCTTTAAATACCTTATCTTCTTACATCTAATAAGACACTGAAGGAGTCGAAATGTTGTTGAAAGTGTTAAAAATAGTAAAAGAACAGTATCTACAATAGACGTTGTTATTTTAATACATGTCTATGTTTATATCAGGAGTAACTTTTATAAAGTTTAATAATCCTACAAAAGTTACTTAAGTTGTTCCTTTTCAATGTATGGACCTGAAGTAAAGGCTGTAAGTTTTGCAGCAATTTCCATAGCCTTCATTGGTTTAACTCCAGCATGTAACGCACCCAAGGCATAGGTAGCCCCAGAACCAACAGCATATTTGCCATCCATACTTCTCATTACCGAAAGATCTTGGTCAATATCAAAGATCTCGCCACCAACAGCCATTAAAAATTGAAACCTTAATCCTTCTTTAGATTTGTCATGGTCCTCGTTAAAATCATATCCATTTTCAGTTAGACATTTCCTAAAGGAAGGCATTGCCTTTGCAATCATGAAGTGATAGATATCTTTTGCATCTTTGGCGGTTAATTTTGGCGGATTCCAAATGTGCTGAGCAATATCACAAGGAGATACTTCTCCAGAACCAGCAATTATAAAATCACCACGCTCTGAAATTTTTGCCATGTCTGGATGTCGATAGATACGACCACTTTCATCTGTTACTTGATTGTCTGCTAACAAGATGCATCGGTCTTCGTACTGTACTCCGATGATGGTTGTCATTGGGCACCCCCTTCAGTAGAAAGCCCCCCAAGAATACCAGAAGGTTCTTAGAGGGCCATAGGGGTAATTTGTCCGATTTATAGGAATTTGACCAATTCTGCCCAAGTCTTAGGACCAACAATGCCGTTAGAGTCCAAAATCTTATGGTTATCTTGGAATGCGATTACAGCCTTCTTTGTGGCTGGACCATAGTCTCCATCAGCCACTAATCCAAGAGCACGTTGAACAACCTTAACGCTGTTGCCTTTACTTCCAGGTTTAACAGTTCCTGGGAAAGGTGGTGTCTCTATGACAGGGACACTTGCTTCAACTTCGTTGCCAACATAGTTTGGCCGACCAAACCCAACAACAGATACCATGACCTTCTTCTTATTAGGTATATACCCACGAACCTTTTTACAAACTTCTCCGCCATTACGTTGATCACCTTTTGCATTTCCTGCAGTATTACCCTCAATGCAGGTAACTGTTCCATCTCCATTGTTAGATACAACAATACCTACGTGAGAAATTCTATCTACACCATCTCCTGGAAAATCAAAATAGGCTATGTCTCCTGGTTTTGGAGAGGCATCCTTTGCATCTACCCAGGTGCCCATCTTTCTAAACGCAGTTGCGCCAGCCACAGTTGAGACGGTATTAGGAACCTTTACACCTGCCTGATTTGCACACCACATAACAAATGAGCCACACCAAGGTAGAAAGTCTGCCTTAGTAAATTTGCCATACTTAGTCTCATTATCTTTTGGACCTTCAATTGTGCCAACTTCTTTTTCAGCAACCTCAATAATGGCTGCTGCTGTTCCTTTGTCTGCCATATGGCTCCTTTCGTAA